GACTCGATAGTTTGCAATGCGTTGCAATTGATTGGGTGGCAAGCGACTGCCTTTCCCTCCAGTTTCTAGATTGTTCAAGATACGATCACGATCAACACGAAATGTAAGCCACGTTACCGGAGCTGTCATCTTGTGAAATCTTTGACCGCAGAACTGATGCTGTAGAATGGCAACACCTTGCCAATTGGGGGATTCGAAAACTATGCCTGATTGGCGATAGTTCGCCTCAGCTATGTACTCAGCTGGGGACTTGTGGAAATTAACTCTATACCACTTTTCACGAGCGGCAGAGAGAGAGAGAGCAATGTCATCACCCATGATTGTGCCACGATAATGAGCCCAGAAGAGCCCATATTCGGGATGTAATCCGAGTTCTTGACATGCAAAGATGTGACCAGTTATGATCATTTGTAGCGCAAATAGAGAATTGTCGATAGCAGTTTGAAACTGACCAGAAGGATTGCCTCCGTCCCCGGCAACTCCCTTTAAGAAGATTTCACCATCGGGTAGAATGAACGGCCCCATGGCTAATCCCATGTAAATATTGCGCAGGCGGGCATAATTAGCATCTGTTTGAAGCTCAGGACTTAGAGCCTTGAACTTGATTTCACTGATACGAAGGAGATCCCTTACTCGGAAATTTGCCTCCATTTTCTTGACATCAAGCTCATAACATTTGTCTCTTACACCTCCTTCAGAAATCCAGTTCCAGCGCTCGAGAGCACCAGAACCGAAAACTCTCTTTCCAACAAACATCCATAATTTCTCATAGGATGCGGCATTCAGTTGCTCATTTTGATCGTACATAAGCATACACTGAAAAATAATAGTGCAAGGGTCCACGCAATAGACTGTGCGGCCACCTTTACCATCAGGAAGATTTTCGTTCTTGGGGTTTGCATCGCAGAATGGTACAAACTCTTCATTTAGAATTCGCTCCCAATTTGTCCGGCAATACTCCTTGAACCTAGGTTCTTTAAACAGATACCTCTTCTCTTGATACCCCAAAGTTTTCCAAACATTACCAACAGTTGAATCTTTAGACATAAGCTCATAGGCTTCCTCAAAATCATACACTTTCGAATTAGATACAGTTTCCAAATAACGGCGCTCAACCCAGTCCCATGCAAGTTTCCAGACTTGATAGTCTGAAAGCTTTACACGAGGCTGGAGGAACTTAGTGACAGACTGTCGAACAGCGTCAAGTCCTGGCCGTTGATATCTGTAGTTTCGCTCGAATTCGATTGAGTTTGATTCGATTGACTCTTCGGAGTCGAGTTGGAAGTCATCTGAAAGCTGACAGTCTTCGAACTTGGAAGATTG